GGCTACATCCTGTACTGGAATGTCACGTTGTATGCAAATACGTCCAAGTTGCACACCCACATGAAATGGGTCTGCCTTATTGTTCGCATCAACAAATTTACGGGAATAGCCTCTGTTGTTCATAGTCTTCTTTTTTAATCACTTTCATTACGCGCTGACTACGACCTGAACGTGCTTGACGTTTTTCGCCTGTATCAACAACCCAACCCTTGCGGATCAGTGGTGCGTAACGTGGGCTAATTGTTTGAATCCCAAACTGTGGCAACATCTTCACAACGTCATCACCAATACAGCCATTTGGAAACTGCTTGATAACGTCATAAACAATACGCTCTAGTGCGGTGGTATCTATTGACTCGGCGGCATCGTGGCTCGTCTCGGGGTCAGTGTTACGCGCCAGCCCGGGAATCGGGTTTGGCTCACTTGGAAAAAGTTGTTGTTGCATGATGCTCTCCTTTGAGGTGGGGGTACTAACTGCTCGTCTGCAAGCTCAAAAAGCCTTTGCACAGCGTTCCCCCCCGATTCAATTACTCTTCAGCCCAATCGTCCAAGATGTCAGCCACATCTTTTGGTGCGGCTTTCTTAGCGCGTTTAGTTGGCTCTGCTGTTTCAACAGCTTCAGCCTCTACCTTGGGTTCCGCTTTGGGAGCTTCGACTGCGGCGGGACGTGTAAATTCCGCTTTAGTAGCACCATCCATCTGCGCGGCAGTTGCGGCGATAGCAAGTTTGGCCTCAGTAGACTGACCCTTGTCTTGAGTCATTGCCAATTCTTCTTCGTTCAAAGGACGCACTGCCTTGAACGTCAGGCGTGGTGTTGCGCTTGCAGTATCAAAACGCATCTCAGTGACGACTGCCGTTACTGGCAAACCATGACTGCCCAAGAACTTTGCGTATGACTGCAAAGGCATCTTGCCATTCTCAGCCGCACCAAAGATTGACTGCGCAGGGAGAGTCAGTTGATAAATGTCTCCACGAATATCGTTCTCCAAGAGGACGGCAAGGCGTTGACTGAATCGGCATGCGCGGGAATCACCTTGGCCGGAGCCTTTGATGTTTTGTTGGCATGAAGCGCACTTGCTTGCTTGTGGTTGCTCAGACTTGATGTCGGGTGTGACACCATCGTTTGACCAACATGTTGGTGCCATGGCTTGGCCTTCTTGATAAGTTCCTGCATAGAATGTTCTCGATACGTTGGCATTTGCCGCCGCAATAATAATGTTCATTGCACGGTCTTCGTTCTGTGCAATCTCTTTGCCATCGACCATCATGCGGAACACGTTGCCGCGAATGGAGATACGCTTACCGCCGCCGTTACCACTGCCACCCATCAAGGCTTTTGTGGTCGCGTCTAATTGTAGGTTCTTCAGGTGGGCAGGTAGTGTGTTGCCGCCTTTAGAAAAAAGTGTCATTTCGCTCATTTGGTTTCTCCAGTTGTTACAGGTTTGGTTTGCATTAAGGCATCAAGGTCTGCGCGATTGAAACGCACTTTGTTGCCTACTCTAAAATGGGGGATGTCCCCCGACTTGACCATGTTGTAGATTGTCTGACGTGACATCCGCAACATCTTTGCCACTTCGGGCACGGTCAATGATTGTTCAAGTTCCACTTGTGGTTCTCCTTATAGTTACGCTGTACTTGCTGTCAGTGTTCAAACCCATGGGCATAAGCTCGGGGTTCTCTTCCAACAGTTGTTTCATGGTTGTCTGACTGATACGGCGTTCAAGCAGTTCGGGCATCTTCTTTTCCAAGATGAACTTGTGCATTGATTCCCAGTCACTTGTCCAGTAGCGTGTCTTCACCGTACGCATTACCGTACCGTGAGTGCTACCAAGACGATCAACACCGATCTCCTTGCAGATGTCCAATAGCTTGGTCTCCACAACTTCCATCTGTGTCTTTACCGTGCTGTCAGCTTCTTCGTATGAACGTAAAAGTTCGGCACGTTTGTCGCGCATCTTGATGTAGACGGCGACGAGTTTATCAACCGATATTGTCTCGGTCATAGCTCTCTCCTTTTTGTTTTGTGTATGGATAATAACATAAACTTTACATTGTCAAGAATATTTCATCTAAGTATTTCCCCGTATAAGTCGATCATGCGATTGTGAATGTCTACCTTGTTTTCTAGCATCTTGTACATCCGGCGTTCTACCCCACTGCCTTGCAAGTGCACCACCACTGAGGGATTCTTTTGCCCCGCTCGGTGAACACGCGCATTGGCTTGGAGGTAGGTCTCGACTGACATCACTGGACTCCAGTAGACGATGGTGTTGGCGGCATGCAGAGTTACCCCATGCGAGGCCGCTTGTGGTTGGATGACCAGTACTTGTAGGTCATCTTTCGTTTGGAAACGGTCAAAAATTTCTGATCGTTTCCCCACCGACACACCGCCATGAATGACGGCTGTCGGGTACCCGTGCTTACGTAGGTCATCTGCAACCACTTCGATGGCATGTCTGTATGGCACAAACACTAACACCTTGTGGCTAGATTCTTCGATCACCTCACGTAGCACTGCAAGTCTATTGCTTGCATCAAAGTGGATTACTTCTCCTGTATCTGAATACACCGCACCACCAGATAATTGTAGGAGTTTGTTTAAATTCGCAGCGGCGTTGACTGTAGTGATCTCCTCACCAGCCGCTTGTACGATAAGACGCTTACGTAGCAACTCGTAGTATTTCTCCTGTTGGGCAGTAAGAGGTACGTCTCGCGTTACGTAAGTCATCTCAGGTAAGTCCAAGCATTGCTCTTTGGTAAAACGTATTGCGGGTTGTAGTGCCTTATGAACAACTTGCTCTGACTCTAACTTGGGCACCCACTTGAACTGCGTGATCTTGTGCATGACCTGATCGCGGAACCCACCATAGAAGCGTGGGATACCCTCGGGGTTTACTAGCTTGGCGATGCCGTAGGCATCCAGTGGCGACTGTGATGCGGGTGTACCCGTCAGCATCCACAGCCATGTGTGTGGCTTCAGCAGATTGTTTAACACCTTCCAACGTTTTGTAGAGGGATTTTTATAGGCGTTAGCCTCGTCAATCACGATGAGGTCAAAGCCGCCCTTGATGATGTCAGTGGCAACAATCTCTACCCCGTCATAGTTGATGATGACGTACTCAGCATCCCCTGCGATGATCTCCCTGCGCTTCTCGGGCTTGCCATAGGCAGTGTCCACCTTGCGGTGCATAGCAAACTTAAACAAGTCATTACGCCATGCCGACTCCATGATAGACAGTGGGCAGATCACCAGTATCCGCTTGATGATGCGCTTTGATAGTAGGTAGTCCGATGCCCAAATGACTGAGCCAGTCTTACCCGTACCCTGTTCGTTGAAACAGAACGAGCGCCTGTGCATCGTCAAGAAAGACGCTGTAACTTTTTGGTGTGCGAAAGGTTTATACAGCCCGGGCCAGTTGTATGAAGCGTTGATGGGCGAGGGAACATCTTTGATCTTGAGGTTCTTCAAGACGATGGACTCTTCCAAATCCCAATTCACTAAAACTTCTGCTATCTCCCCATCATCTGACAAAACTTTGCTCTTTGGAATCACCGTAGTGATTCTGTCGGGATTGCGTACCTTCAGCAGTAACGCACGGTTGTCAATGATCTGCACTCTTCTTCTCCTTTATTTTCTTACGCAACTCTAATAATTCTTCTAGCATGCGCTCCATATCTTTTGACGCTTGCAAGTGAAACGGGCTTATGGGCTTGCAATTTGCCATCGAACGCATAATGCCAATCGTCACTCTCATCTCTCGCTCTGAAATTTTTCTCATCTGATCTCCAATGACTAACGTCCTGAACACGGTGTGTGTCAGGTTCTTTTTATAAGCTCGGGGCTTCCACCCGACCCCACTTCGCTTTTACGTCTGCGTGTCCAAGACGGTCAACTCACTGTCGAAAGTTTTAAAACATCGTTGACTGATACGGTTATACGGGTCAATCTCATAACCCCCGTCTGCTACTACTCGTACCTTACCTCGCAGACTATTCCGAAACCTATTTTTTCTTGCGCTCTCTTGCACTTACCTCAGACACCACCTTGTGGTTCGATCCGCGCTTGAATGATCTGTTGGCCGATGCGCTTTCAATACGCACACCGTTCTTGTTACTGCCACCTTTGGACAGGGCTTTTGTGTGGGCAACATCTTTGCCTTCACGCATGTCAGCCTTGCCATTACCGTTGGCATCTTTACCTTCTTTGTCTAGCTTACGCCGTGCACGTTGTCGCTCCATTCGCGCTTCGTGTGCACCCGCTCGTTGCTTCTCTAATTCGTATTCGCGCTTGACGTTACGGTCAGCGGGGTTCTTGTAGGGCATGTCAATTCCTTCCGTTATGGCTACATTCTGATACAGGACACCATGCTTTGCAAGTGAAGTTTTTCTTCGGGTTGAACACCCCAGTTTCATACGCTGTTTCACGTGAAACAAGTACATCATCTAGCTTGGCAAAGATATCAAACTTGTTGTGGATGGGAAAATCCACGGGTATAAAGTCCTTGCAGACTACAAACAATAACCCTGCCCGAACGAACTCAATCTCAGGGTAATGCACAAACACACATGCCGCCATCAGTGCCAGTTGTTTTGGGTCTGCGTAGCGACTGCTCTTGCCCGTCTTGTAGTCAATGACTCGGGCTTCTTTCTTTTTACTGTCGATGATCAGTAGGTCGGCTATGCCTCTATACCAAACATCTTTGTCAAAGAAGCCACAAGGTGCGAACTTACCGTCCACCTTCTTGATGCCCATCTTCAACTCACAAATCTTTTCACCGTCAATCTTCATCAGCTTCTCAAGCATGGGTTCCATGTACTTGTATTGCTCGGGGATCGGTGTGCCATCCCGCACGTACTCTTCGGCGGCGGTGTGTACCGCAGTGCCATACAGCATCGCTTCACTCTCAGGCTCTTTGATATCTTTCACCACACGCATGTGGTAATACTTCTTTGGGCACTGATCAAACAACGTGATGCTTGAGTAACTCCATGCGGGTGCTTTGTTCATTCTTCTCCATCCCATTCATCTTGAGGCCATACCAGTACAGGGGTATCAATACCTAAGTAACCGCCTTCGATATTAAACTCGATAAACTCACGGGCTTCCTCGGCATCCATACCATCGCGCATCAGAATCTCTCTGATCTTTTCAGCGTCATACACCAACACACCAACACGTTGTTGGTCGCGCCATATAAGCGCAGGGCCAATGATTGCATCATCGTAGTGGTCGTACTTGATCATTTTTTCATCCCCCTAATAACTACAGTAAAACTGTCAATCGTGTCTTTACCAAACACAGTCATCTTTTCAATCTCTTTGGCAACTTCTTCTATGGCATCGTTGCGTGTGTTGTTCAGTTGTTCCAGTGTGTCAAGCAACACTTTACGTACGGCTTGGTAGTCTTCTTCGTTCATGTGTTTTTCTCCTTTAGTTTTGCTTCAATCTTTCGCCCCATCTCCATCGGTGTATCGTCCATGTCTATGGCATCCATCATCTCTCTGTCTGTCAACCCAACCCAAGGGCGAACGTATTCTTGAATGTCATCATCGTCGTCTCTGATTTTCTCTTCTCCTTTTCTGCGTACATTTCCCAAACAATTTTTGCGTTAGTACCCCAAATGTCACCAACCAAATACTTCAACTCTTGATACATATCGGGGTCTGCGGTTCTTAAATGCTCTACCCAATCAACGTCAGAGACCATTGGCTTTAGCTCATCCCACTTCTTACGTAGCTCACGATCAGCCTTGTACATTCTCTCTTCTACTTCGCGCCTTTGCTTGAATATGGCATTGTCACGGGCTATCTTTGCTTGTGCACGTGCTTCTCTCTGCTCTTCGGCTGTTGCTCGTTCCTTTGCCCATCTTGCTTTAGCAGATTCTTCTTCTGCTTTTTTCTCTGCGGTTGACACGTAGTACCCAATCAACTGCCTAAGTACATCCGAACGTTGTGGGTGCTTCATGTGACGTAGTGCTTTGGCTTCTATCTGCCTGATACGCTCACGTGTTACATCAAACCTCCAACCAACTTCTTCTAGTGTGTAGTCTTGAGTAAGGCCAATACCAAACCGTAAACACAACACCTTTTTTGCTCGTGGGGTCAATGTGTTTAGTACCTCTTCAACAACATCAACCATTTCTTTCTTGTGCAACTCTTCCTCGGGGTCAACGTACTCTCTGTCATCAGTGAGTAGGTATGGTATCTCGGGCATATCTTCATCCCTCAAATACCCGTGGTTGTAATACGCTTGCTTCAGTTCCGCGCTTGCCCCCACAAAAGCACCATAGGGTGCAGTGTGCCCTTTGAGTACCTTGCCATATCTCTTATCAACAGTCTCCATAACTCTCTCCTATCCCTGCCTCGCAGTTCAATGGAATGCCCTCTGCCCATGACGGTACAAATCGCATGCACTCCATCACATACGCCATAGCTTCCTGTGCTTCTTCTTTTGGTGCCACACACGCTACAGCATCATGAACAGTGAGTACCACACGATACTTCCTGCTGATCTTGATTAGCTGTTCGCCAATGATGCAACGTGCCAAGCCCTGACAAATGTTCTCTGCCAACTTGCCGCCG